CAAGTTATTGTATCTCATCACCCGTTTCGGAGTCGTACTGTTTGTTGCTATAGTCACGTCGCCATCCTCACCAGAAAACAACGATGATGATGTGCCAATAGTACCAATAGCTGAGAGTATTTTGTTGCCGGAAACACCTCGCACCAAATCCGCATCCAGCCCGCTCCCCGCGCCGTCGTTGTCGGAAGTCCATACTTTGCTCCAGGCGGTCCATGTTCCGCTATAGCGACCTCTAATAAACATTCCAGAAGTTACATCATTTCCATAGGGTACAGCAACCTGCGTTATATTACCTGTGTTACTGTAGTCAACAACTATACAGTGGAAATACTTGGCAGGCCCCGGACCGTTTGGGGCGTTGCCCATGTTGAGAACGTTAGTTCCTACTGTAGTGAGTGTATTCCAATCTACAGAGGTAGCCGCCCCTGAAATAAACTTGCCATTAGCTTTTGCCTGTGCTCCTGATGGAGTTTCTGCTCCGATGTCCGCCGGGGTCAGTGCATCCGCCCCGCCGCTGGCATGGGTGGACTTGTGAGCGAAATCAGTAATATCAGTACGGAGGTGCGAGTGAACAGACGGGGGAAATGTCGTGGGCTTTTCGCTCACATTGTTCCACGGCACGGGAGGCGCGTCTCCTGCTGCACCAGAATGCTTGTGGCCAGTGCTAGCATCGAACTTCGGATCTACATCTTGTGCTTTGTCAGCTAACTCTCCAAACATTCCCGCAGTAAACCTATTCTGAATTACAGCTCCTACTTCATGACTTGCCGCCGTCGTCCCCTCTAAACCTCTCTGAACATTTGAGAATACATGATTTATTCGATCAATAGTCCCAACTTCCATAATTTCAGCGTCAACAGATATACGGAATGGGGGGTCTGGGAAGAGGGAGGAATCCACTACAGAAAGGGAAGTATCGGTGCTTGTGATTCCAACTTTGAGAGTGGTTTCTGCATTATTGGCAGCTTTCAATCGAGGCATTAGTTATTCACCTCCCAGGGAACTTCAGGGAAAGTTTTAGACAACCAATTTCCCACTACCTCTTCTCTTATTCTCCAACGTATCACTACAACATCGGCAGTAGCTTCAATTTTAGAATCACCCCAACCCTTTAATACTCCAAGGAGGCTTACAAGAGCACTAGTTATAACCTCGACTCCTGCCTCACTTTTAAGACATCCAATCCTAAATATCTCAACTACTGCATCAGTGTAAGATTCAGTATAACTGGAGAGGAAAGACCTCCGAACTTGTGAGGAAGAAACATCACTTTCACCAACTACATTACTAAGGAGAGATAGTATAGCAACTTGATTAGCAGAGGCAACAACTTCCGAAAACCCTTCTCCACTAATTGTCATCATTCGTACAACATCCACATTGCCAACAGAAAGAGCTTCAGCAAGTCCCTCAAGTTCTCGCAGTCTTATATAGGAGGCTAAACTTTCACCCTGTCCAAGAACATTACCCCACAAGGAGGCTTTTCGTACCACGAGAGCAACTGTTTCGGAGAGGACAGTACCTAAACCTCCTAAAACCATCCTGCCGCACAAAACAGATGATCCAGTGGCAGAAGAGAATACAACAGAATCTAGCAACCTCCGCCTTACAAAATCTACGATACTGGTAGAAATAGCTTCGACAAAGCTTCCAAGTTCCCTTAGTCTTGTATAAGAGGCCAACCCCTCACTCTGTCCAGCAACGACACTTTGCAGATATGATCTTCGAATGATAGAAGCAATTACCTCAGAAAGGGCCACACCCAAGCTACTTAAACTCCTGACATCCCTTAAGTCAGCTAAGCTACTGGCAAAAGCAGATGCAAGAGAGTCTAACAATCTACTTCTTATTTGATCTGCCACCGAAGAGGCTTCAGCCACAGCTTGTCCGGTAATAGGAATAACATTAACGCTAGGAGCGTTAAAAACTGCTTGATTAAACTTAAATCGGTTAAACATTCAATCACCCCATTAGGAAAGGGTGATACTCAACTCTCCTAGCTTCACGATAGCTTGGTCTCCTATCGTATAAGACTTAGGTGTGGTAAAGACTCCATGGAAGAGAAGATTTCCTCCAGTGGGAGCATCAAAAATTCCCCAATGAGAGACCGTCCCCCAGTTTCCTGTAGCTTCTGGGAAGGAAACCTGAGCGGCATTAGAAGTAACACCACCTGAGGGAGCCGCAAAGGTTATTGGTTGTCTAGCATAGCCTCCTCCACTTACTTCGACTCCGATGCCATCCGGAGTGGGATCCGAAGTGAAGAGAGCTAGATAAACAGTAGATGGAGAAGTAAGTGGAGTGTTCCTCAGAACATGATTAATCAAAGCATTTTTCAGAAACGTACTAAAGGCTCCCGCCATCTATCATCACCCTTCCTTAGTTGCTGGATAGGGAGCAGCATCATTAGACATAGCATAGATCTCAAACTGCAGGCGCCTCTGTAGGTATTCAGCCTGCAGATCATTCTTTTCTTCTAAACGTCCTGGTTCACCCTGCCTCCACTTCATCCCAGCATACAGAGCATACAAATCATGGAATGGAGGAGGAATGACTGGTTCTTCGTTTGGATTCCCAATAAAGCGAGGTAGACTAGCATAGTAGAAAACTTCAATCGTACCCGAAGTAGTCAATCCCTGTAGAATAATAGTCTTACCCCACCTACGAAAGCCCATTGAAGCAGTATCAGTTAATTCCAATTCTTTCAACGGAGCACCATTAAACCACAGTCCAGATTCAGGGAGTTCATAGAAGTCAGAAGGAAACATGAATTCATTCGGAGTAGTTAGGGGGTCAAAAGTCAGGACTGCCCTTTTAGCATACCTAGCTATACTCGTTAAGTCTGCAGAACAAGCATTGAAGAAAGATACTAGCTCCTGTGGAATTTTACCTTCTGGAGTAAGTTCTAACTTCCAGTCTACAAGGCTTCCAACCATTAGCATGAGGTCCTGAAGGGTCATAGGCCTCAGCTCCTTTTCCTATAAGAAAGGGGTGAGAGTAACTAATAACCCCCCACCCCTCCAACCCCGGTTCAGGTTATGCTACCTGAGAACCTACCATTCCTCTCCAGTTGGAGTAGCCAACTGAGAATCGGAGGTAGCCGCGATACTTAGCAACCATTGTGTCGAAGTTTTCTTCACTCTTGAATTCTGGTTTTACTCTCCAGAAGAAATTCATCTCATGAATATCTGGATCCTGAAGGAACCAGTCGTTGGGATCAGTCAGGTAATCTAAAACCACAGGGGTTAGACGACCTTTAACTACGTTAATATCATTGAGGTTGCTTCCGGCTACCTGAGCAGAATTCAGAATGGTTAAGGCAGTAAACTCCAGATCGGGAGGAACAATTAACTTCTTTGGATTAGCCTGAATCGGAATACCAGAAGGATCGACCTGCTTCCTCATAAGGAGGATGCCTTCTTTGAGACCGGCATCGGTTAGAGGAGAAGTCAACTTATTACTGCAAACTCCACCTCTCTCAATAGGATGATCCGTAGAGAAGAGAGGAACTCCATCGTAACCCTGATTGGTAAATCCATTAGAGAGAACCAAGGCAGCTTTGGTTTCAACAGTAGCACGACCCTTACGAGCCAATTCCTTTGGAAGTTTGTCAATAACGTCGTACTGTTCGTCGTCAACCAGCTTTCTCTCAACCTGAATACCTTTTGCATATTCTACGTGTTCGTAGGTGACAGAGAAGCTGGGATCAATGGTTTCGTAAGGAATTGGCCCCATCGGCTCCTTCTCAGGCCAGAGACCTACGCCCACGATGTGGAAGTCTTCTTCTCTTGCCTTTTTTGAGGTGTTTACATTGTAAACCTGAGGGTACTGTTCTGGAACCTCATCATAGGTGTCAAAGAAGATCTTTCTCAAGCGAGGCTCCAGTAGTTTTTGGAAATTAGAGCTAGAAACAGGACCGACTCCCATTATTCACACCTCCTGCAGAATTACTTTACGGAAGGATAGGAGCTCTAGCAGTTCTAGAGAGAACTACATGAGCCTTTTTAGTATCATTGTCAAAACCAACTACTACCCACATACCACCAGTGGTGTTATCGAGATCAATCTTATCACCAGTAGCCACCATATTGAAGGCAGTACCAATATCTGCATTGGTCAAAGAAGTCTTAGTTGTTCCAACATAATCTACCTCGAAGACTACATCTCCCAGAGCCAGAACTACCTCCAACTTCTCCCCGTCAACGGTTGCCATTAAAGTCTCATTAGCCACACCGACAATAGCAGCGTCACCAGTGGTTCCCACAGTGCAGAGGCCAGTTTCAAGATTTACGGCCTTACCACTGACATGAGCTTCATTAGCCTTCACAGGAAGTTCTAGGACAGGGGCAATGCAGTCTCCCCCTAGCCTTTTCAGGAACTTGAAAGACATAACTTAACACCTCCTATTTCTTCTTCTTTAGGCTGCGGTAGGCTTCAATGTTGTCCACGTTCTTCAGGGCAGCATACTCTTTGGGATCCATCCCCATTGCTCGGGCAGCCGAAAGTTCCTCTGGAGTTAGTCCGAGTTTCTGAATCTCCTCGGAAGAATCGCCCATAACTCCCCCATAAGCAGCTTTGGCTTTAAGATCGGCTAATACCCTCTGTTCAGTCTCCCGCTTGATCTGTTCCACCCTCTTAGGGCCCTGGACGGCCCAGTATGCCTGCTCCAAGGATACACCATTTCTTTTGGCGTATTCTCGAACAGCCTGCCTTACCTCCTGATCTTCTTTCAAGTCAGCATAGAGCGGGCTGTTCTTTAACCTTTCTTCTTCGAGATCTAGACGGATGTTAAGGCTTTCTTCTCGGGCTTTGAGAGCCTCTCTTTGAGTAGCATCGAGTTGTCCTAAGATCTGAGGTGGAACTCCAACTTGACGGGAGACTAGCTGTTGTTCATAAGCTGCCAACTGTTGGCTGAGTTGATCTAAAGTTAGTCCAGTTAACTTCTCAAGTTGACTTACCACACCTTTAAGAGTCTCATAATCCTGATACTTGGCACGAGTTTCTGCAAGGCGTTGGCGAATAATCTCCTGAACTCGGGACTTTGGAATCATTTCCTCCCCAGGAGGTTGAGGCTGCCCTTGCTGTTGTTGCTGTCCCTGATTAGGAGTTGTAGGTTCTTGCCCTCCACTAGATTGATTCTGAGTGGAAGTCTGGGTTTGGGTCATATTGCCTTCTCCAGTAATACCCATTTCTTCTGGCATAAGAAACTGACACCTCCTGCCTTAACGCCGGCCAGCGGTATAAACACGTCTTTCCGTGGGTCAGGGTTCTAACGCTCCCCCCAGCGAAAATCTATTTAATAACATGCTCCCGTACGAACATCCCCACAGACACAGTGGAGGGGCCATGATAACCACATACGGGGCATGTTACATAACCCCTAACTGGATCATCCTTGCGAGTATCTCTCAACGCAGGACGTTCACACTTAGGGCATACGGGCAATCTCATCATTCGGCTTCTAACTGTGGGGAAATCGGCTATTAAAGGAGACTTCAGAGCATGATCTCTGTACTTCTCCAAAATATCACTCATTTTCTTTCCCCTTCTTACATGAATCTCAGCTGAACACTCCAGCTAACGAGATTTACTCTTCCTCCGAAGAGCCTTTGTAACAGAGGGATTGCTGGACTTGCGTTCAGTTTTTGGATGCCATACTGAAGTTACAACAGTTCGTCCTCCACGTGGCCCTTCCTTCCTCAATACGGCAATATTTAGAATGTGACTACCAACCTTCTTGCGACGATAACGTAGAACTTGATTCTTAGGAGGATTACGATAATCTTCTACAACATAGCGTGGCTTCTGAACTATTTTCGTTGCTTTACGTCTGGAAGCCGCTTCTTATCCCTTCTTTCTCCTTCCAGCAGCTGCCATAGCCTGGAAACGCTTCTTACCATATTTCTTCCTTCCAATAGCAGCTGCTACAGCTTCCGGGTTATCTACACCACCACGGGCCTTAATTGCTTTCACAAGGGCATCGAATCTCTTGCCTTCCCCGGGCTTGCTAGTTTTCTTAGCTCTCTCGTAGGCTTTCCTTGCAGCCTTAATGGACTTCTTAGCCAAACCAATCGCCTCCTTCCCTTTAGATCTTCATGTTCCCGGCATCGCTCCCACCCAGTAGGGCCACGAACTTCTCTAAGAGGTCTGGAGGAATCTCTGCCGGATTAGGAATTCCGGCAAAAGCATTAAGAGGAGTATTATCCGGATACCTTTGACTTTCTCCACCGCCAAAGACTCCTGGATTAGGGGTGACAAAGTTGTTTCCAATAGGCTCTAGAGGATTAGCCACAGGCCAATCAAGTAGATCTCTAAGGAAGATCCTGGCTTCTTCACGAGTAATTACCTGAGTGTTCACCAATTCAATGATGGTTTGGTAGAGGAAAGCCTTATTATGCGGAAGCCCAGCTCCTACCGATACCCTAATATCAAACTGGGCTTCTTTGGTAACTTCCTCTCCATTCTCTCCTACCAACGGTACCAACTGACCTGGTTTAGATCCAGGAACTAATTTGGGAATAGACTTGAGCTTAGAACCCCTGAACCAGATATATTCGGCTTTAGAGGGATCTTTACCAAGAACCCTAAAGGCTTGTTCCACAGTGAAGAATTCTTTAAGATAATCCACACACAGCTCAAAGATTTGGCTCAAGCCTTCCTGCAGGAAGAGCTTCTTGTGTCGAGCCCTTCTGTTACCAGCTTCCTGAAGAGCTAAAATAGCTGAAGCAGCTCTCAAGCCGGGGGGCCTCCGTCCTTCTACTACATCAGGGCGGCCAGAGATGATTTCAGCTTCCTGCATAGCCTGAATACGCCGCTGTATGATATAAGATGGTAGGTTAGGGGGCTGTACTGGACTCCATGCCTTATCATCTCTGGCAGGGATCTTTAGACCAGGACGGTTTGTCCACTTTTTGGGGTTAATACCAGAGGCCATTCCCACTACAATCTGGATGTTACCCATTAAGCGGGCGTTCATCCGAATCTGGTCATCCAGATCATTAACCAGATCTTGAGTGGGAATCAGCAGTTCTACATCGCCCATACCCCAGAGACGGCCCTCTACCTGGTAACATGGGATAAATACGAAGGGATAGCGTCTGTGTTCGTAGAAGGATTTGTCCCCGAACTGCGGATCTTTTTCACTGTCATACAGCTTAGTTTCATTAGCGATAACCTTGCGAACTAGCTGCCCCTTTTCTCCCCTCATCCAAATTTCGATAACGAAGGCCCTGTTGGCCGTGGTTTCACGAGTAGTCTCGCTATCTTCTCCCTCAAAAATGGTGATATTGTAAGAGGAACTCTGCATAGGCTTCAGGTCCTTAGCATTTTCCCCGTACACCGGATGAGCTTTAAGCCAATTTATAGGCTTCCACATAGCATGGATGATGAAGTCACCCTCATCCAACTGCCAGGGTTCCTTGATCTTCGGATCGGGGAAAACATTCACAGGGCTGATGGGTTCAATGATAATTAAACCATTCCCGCCAAGTCTTGGAGGTTCATAGTAAACTTTCCAAGGACAGGTCCCGAACTTGAGCCTGCGCCACTCAGCTCTATCCAACTTGAAGGTTAACCTATTTCTAAATTGAATCCACTCCAAGATATGGCGGATGTCTTCAGCGAAAATTTGATCTGATGGTTCTTCTCCAATTACCATAACCTCAAGAGGTTCATCTACAAGGTCCGAAATCTGTGAAGCCAGAATAGGAAAGATAATATTGGTCACGGAACCTGGATCTTCCTCAGACTCCGGCGGATTCTGCTCACCACGAACATAGTCCTCAAAAGTCCTCCAATTGGAATGAAGCCCCAGGGACTCCTTAGCATCATAAGCTGCCCCAAAGGCATCGAGAACCTTTCTAACTACGGGATCTAGAACCTTTTGCAATGAAATCATCCTCCTCCCCTGGGACCACAGGGTCCAGTAGTTTCCTAGGGAAGAGATTAATCACGGAATCCAATGGATTCCTCTTTTTTCCAACCTCTACACCCATATTATAACCTATAAAAACCCCTGTTGTCAATAGTCCAGCACCCAAAATTGCAAAAATTACTTCTTTACCGACTTCAGCCACTCGTTGTTTTCCTCCCTTCTGGCCTCTAGCGGCCTTCCAATAAACCACTCAAGGGCTAAGGCTAGAAGAAAGCATACAACCCAAGACCCTACGAGAAACGATTCAAGAGATTCAGCTGACATACTTGATCCATTCCTCCTCACTCAAAATATCTTTCTCAACATCTTCATCCTCATCCAAGGAAGGATGCCTCCATCCTCCCTCTGGCGTTGTCTGAGAAGAAACAGTAGTCTGTCCAGGAACCACAGGATCTAAGAGTTCCCCTAAAGGATGACCTAACAGGAGGTAAGCCAAAGCGTCTCTGGCATGATCTTCCTTCTTTTCAGGACGCTCGGGCTCTCCTTCTTTAACAGCCTTCCACCGAGAATTCTCAAGAGTGGCAATCAGAACCTCACAATTCTTTGAGAAAAAGATCTTTTTCCTGAGGAGATACTGGTGGATAATTGAAATTCTCATCAGGGCATCGTTAGTAGGAGCCGGAGTAAGTATGACTCCTTCTTCAGCATACAAGTCTCTCGGAGACTTGCGGTTAGCCTGACGGTTGCGGACAGTTGGATCGGCCCAAATCACACTGAACCTGTGTGGTTTTATCCAATTAGCCACCACTTTAATATCAGCCTCAGGCCTGTAAAACTCATCATAACAATAAACTGTACCATCTGGAGCAATTCTAGCTGCAACAACAGCCGTAGGAGCACTGACTCCGAAGTCAAACCCTGCCTCCCGCAGACCCACAGAAGGAATGTCTTCGGGGTCAATAACATAGTCTTTGGACTGAAACTCTCCAAAAATCTGGCCCTGAAAGGTATCAAACGAGCACTGAATGAACCTCTTAACCCAATCCTCTGGGTGGTCTCTAACTAAATCTTCAATATAATTGGGCGGTAGATTGTCTTTATTCTCATAAGAAGGCACCGTAATACCCCAGAAGTTTTCAGGCCGATGTTTGGAGAAGAACCACCTCCAAATCCAATCCTTACCTCCAGAGTTGGAGGTGATTATACCTCTAAGAGGACCCACTTTACCACGGAGACGTCCCCGAAGCATCATGAATACGCTCTCAGGAACTTCTCCTCCATCAGGTTCATGACACTCATCAATCCACCAACCATCGAGATCAAGAGAGCCTAGGGGGCCTGGCTCGTCAAGATGCCTGAACAAAACCTCACTATAAACCCCTTTTTTAGGCGTCTTAAGCCACAAATGCCCCTGACCCACAAGCCACTTGTGAACCAACTTATCCCTCTTACCACCTGTTATATCGTCAATAACCTCAAAAAATCGCCTCTGAGTGGTGTCACGGAGGGCTGTGGCCGTCAGACGCCCTATTAAGAAGAGTCCTCCGGGGAATTGTTGAGTCCACCGAAGGACCTCTCGACAGCCACAAGTGGTCTTACCGGAGCCCAAGCCACCAACCATAGCCCTAAATTGAGCTGGATTACAGTGAAATTTAAGCTGTGATGGAAGAGGTTTGTACGGCATAACAGACCACCACTACTTCTCTAAAGCGTTTTTGGTAGTGGAATACAACCCAGCGGCACTTAAACCGAGGGCCAAACCAGTCACAACTGCCTTGAAAGCAGTCACATCAGAGAAGTAGGAAAAGCCAAGAGACAGACACAAGCCCAAAACTACTGCCAAAACTCCTCCATACTTGCTGTTAAACCCAATCTGTTTCGCTAACTGAACTAAACCCACAATAACCAAGACGGCAGAGATACCGTAGAGGTCTAAATCCATCACTTTTTCACCTCCTTTCTATTCCTCATAGAACCGAAGTTTATTGTCTTTTAAGACCTGATAAAGAGCTTCACTGAGGACACAGATCTTATGATGTTCCAAATTTAACTCTAAACGGAAGTCTATAGCCTCTATTATCTCATGGAGCAAGTTCTCAAATTGGGTACTCGAAGCTAACTCCCTGCCAATAGTTATTGTATTCAGGTAATTGTTACTCTGCCCACTCTCGCCTCCAGTTTTCACCGCATAGAGGTCCACCAATTCGACCTTGTAATCGTGCCCGAGAATCTTGACTGTATCTGGAAACCATCTCCTTTAACAGAACTCAATCCCGTTTTCATGGATCTCCACACTCAAAAACCTTACATCTATCTCCTGCCCGTCAGGCTTCAGGAACACCTTTACCCACTTCTTATTCCGCCAATCGCGAACTGCAGTACCCCAGGGGAAATCAAATACCTCCCAATAAGTGATAGGAACAACTTTATCTCCGCTCATCCAAACCAAACCTCTCCAC